TGTGCTACGTATGAGAATGCTTTATGCATCATATACAATGGCCCCTATCTTAATAATATAAACGTTAATCCTTTAGAGGATCTACCAACTATATTAGCAAAGATAAATACTAACTTAGTACCAAAAACTGGTACCACTGCTCCTAGTACATCTGCTACATATCTAGGACAAACTTATTTAAATACAACTACAAAGTTATTATACTTTGCTAAAGCTGTAGGTACAGGAGCTTCTGATTGGAATCTTGTATTAACAGCACCTGTAACAACACCTCAGTATGCTGATAACTCTGCAGCATTATTTGCTGGCTTAGTTGCTGGACAAATCTATCGTACAGGAGATCTTCTTAAAATAGTTCACTAATTAAAAATATATTTACCTTATGCTATATTATGCTGTAAATATATTTTCATTGTTTCTTTATTCAAAATATAAAATTTATATTTGTTCCTCAATTATATAAAACCAATAGTAACCCACTCAATTAAGAGCTTGGGGATTTTGTGTTTAATAATAAATCATTTTAAAGCATGGCTCAAGCATTTGAACAACAAGTAGAAAAAGAACTTAAAAGCATGGATCAACGTTTATCTGAGCTAGAGGAGAAAATGACCTCTATTGATACAAAGCTAAGTCAAGTAGTAGATGCTATCTTGGGAAATTCTCTTACTAAAACTGGAGGATTTGTCAAAGATATTGATGATTTAAAATTAAAAATAAAAGAACTAGAAGATAAACTTCAAAAACAAGAGGAGTTTAAAAAGAAGTTCACCTGGACAATTGGTATAGTTTTGGCACTAGCAGCAATATTACAATACGTTGCTAACATATTGTCCAAAATTAACTAATATATTATGGATAATCTAGAAGGATTTATTCCAAAATTTTTAAAAGGAGGATGGATTGTTACCTTAATAGGTGCTGCAGGAATGATTGCAAGACTAGCTGTTTCTGAAGAAGAGAATGCTATGAATACAATAATCAAGAATATATCTGCTGCAATGATTGCATCAAGTATATCTTGGTTCATATTAGAGCAGTTTGAAATTAATTCAATGATTAAAGCAATTACATATGGACTTGTTGGATTGAACTCACCTGAATTATTAAAAGGAATTACAAAAATATCAGGTGCATTCTCTGAAGATCCTGCAAAGTTTATATCCAATGCTAAGAAAGGTAAAGTTACATCAACCAGAAAACCTGTAGCTAAAAGACCTGTTAGAAAAAAACCAGTTAGATAATGAATAAAAACATTTCATTAATAGTATTAACAACAATAATGTTATCAGTTGCAATCTATGGTAAATGGATTGAAGGAAAAATATCAGATAATGCACATGCTATTATTGAAGATAGATTGAAACCGCAACCTTGGTTATCGAGAGCTTTTGATTACTATGGTACTCCCATAGAAGCAAACTTTGTAAACAAAGAGTTCAACATTGATAAGTTAAAAGGTAATATTGATTACATAAAAGATTGGAAAAAATCAAGAGACAGTGTATGGTCAGCATACATTGCAACTGAGATGGTTCCTGAGGAACAAAAACTTATTGATAAAATAAACGAGGAGACAGAAGAGGTTGATGAAATTATAGAAGACATTATCAAAGATGTTGAAAACAACAGGAACTCAAAAGAAGTAGACTCTATAATTAAATCAGGTGTTATAGAAAAGAAGATAACACCAATAATGGACAACATCAATTTGTTAATTGACTTACAGTCTACAGAAGGTGAGAAGTTAGCAGATGAAATGAAAGGTGTAATGTATACATTTTCAAACTTCATGGTTGGAGTTTTAGCATTATCATGATATATGATTTCATAAAAACAAAAAGGGAAGCAGCTAAACCTGTAAGGAGAACAAGAAAACCAGCAACAAAGAAACCAGTTAGAAGAACAACCACCGTTAAAAAATAATATTATGGGCTTTTGGAAAGAACTAGTAAGCGATGAGACAGATAGAGTTTCATCTAAACGTGTAGCAGGACTTTTATGTGTTGTTGCACTTGTAGCATCTTTGATTGCTAATACATTCAGTCATGAATCAATTAAACCTTCAGATATTCTTGTAGAGTCTGTGGCTTTATTTGCATTTGGAGCATTAGGTCTTACATCTATTGATAAATATACTAAAAACAAACAATAATGAGTAAGATTTCAGAATTTCAAGCTGCCAATGGATTAACAGCTGATGGTATTTTAGGTAAAGCAAGCTTTGCTAAAATGAAAGAATTGTGGAAAGTGACAGATGAACAATTAGCACATATCTTAGGACAATGTCATCATGAGTCTGGAGGATTTAAAGCTGATGTAGAAAATTTAAACTATAGAGCTAAAGGATTATTAGACATCTTCAAAAAATACTTTCCAACAGAAGCGTTAGCTAAAGCATATGAAAGACAACCTGAAAAAATTGCTAACAAAGTTTATGCATCTAGAATGGGTAATGGTGATGAGAAATCAGGTGATGGATGGAAATTTAGAGGAAGAGGTGCTTTACAATTAACTGGTAAAGATAACTACAAAGCATTTACAACATTCATTAAAGAAGATTGTGTAGCTAATCCTGATCTTGTTAAAAACAAATACTTTTTTGAAAGTGCTTTATTCTTTTTTAACAAGAATGGATTATTACCATTAGCTACAACTGTTACAACTGATTCTATTACAAAAATTAGTAAACGTGTTAATGGTGGCACTCATGGATTAGAAGATAGAATTGTGCAAACAAATAAATTCTATAAACAAATAAAAGGATGATTGCATTTTTAAAAAATCAATGGTTAGCTTCTGTATTAATAGTGCTCTTTATATTATTTTCATTTTATAATAGCATTAAAAAAGAAGAATTACTTAAAGAAAAGCAACGTCTTGAAAAAGAGATTGAAGCGTTAGAGCAAAAAGAACAATTACATTGGAATAAACTTGACAGTTTAAAAGTTAGTGAAAGCACTATAATTGAAAAAGAAAAAACATTAATACAAATACAACATGACACAATTAAGGTTATTGATACTATGTCTATTAGTGAGCTTCAAGAGTATTTCACAGACAGATACCATCAAGAAGATAGTATTAGATGAAAGAGTTGGTAGAGAAGTTGTAAAAGATCTTGTTAAAGGAGATGTGTGTAAACAACTTTTAGCACTTGCTCAAGAAAAGAATGATGTTCTAAAAAAACAAAACGCTGAACTATACTCAATCATTGCAATAAAAGACAGTATTATTTCTAAGAAAGATGAAATCATTACCGTTCAAGATAAAGCTATTGGTTGGTGGAAAAAACCTGAACTCCATGGTTATCTAGGAGTTCAAACTGTAAATGCTACATTAGTTAATCCATATTTATACGGAACCCTATTGTTAGAGTTTCCTAAGTTTAGTTTAGGAGCACAATACATTGTACAACCAAACAATCCATCAGGGTATGGATTCATTGTAGAATATAACTTATTTTAAATAATGGCAAAACAAACCAACACAGTAGAAAAAATAGCTAAACCAAAGATTAAACGTCCTGGTGTACATGCTAAATCAAAAACTTCTAGCTTAAAGACTAGTAAAAACTATAAGAAGCTTTATAGAGGACAAGGTAAATAATGGAAGCAATATATCAAGGAAATGTAGCAACAGATGGCAGTACAAAAATATTTTGTACAACGACATCATTGACTATAACTAACATTGTTATAAACAATCTTGGTTCAAACTATGTTTTTAATTTAAATAGAATAAACAATAATTCTTCTTTAGTTACAGTTCCTATATATGAATTATCTCTAGATATGGGAGATTCCATACAAGATACAAATATTTATACTTTATATAACTCTGACTCTATACAATTTATTTCAGATGTAGCAGGAACAACATATTACGTTAAAGCAATACTAGAACAATAATGTATGAGTTTATAGATAAGAATGGAAACATCTCAGCTAACTCTGCTAAGCTTATTGTAATAGATAAGTATGGAAAAGTAAAACAGGTTGGCACAGGGGGAGGAGGTTCTCCAACAGGCCCTGCAGGTGGTGACTTATCTGGAACCTATCCTAATCCAAATGTTGTATGGGCTAATGGACAACCAACGTATGATCTTGTTTATTATCCTCTATTAAGTAATCCTGCTGGTTATTTAACAAGCTCTGCTCTTACACCATATTTAACTACAGCTGCTGCAGCTCTTACATACTATCCAATACCTACAGGTACAACTAGTCAATATATAAGAGGAGATGGAAGTTTAGCTACATTTACAACATATACTTTACCTGTTGCTACAGCAAGTGTATTAGGAGGAGTGAAGATAGGTAGTGGTGTTTCAGTTGCTTTAGATGGAACAATATCTGTATCTACAAACTATCAAGCTCCTTTATTAGGAACAGGATTTGTAAAATCTACAGCAGGTGTTATATCTTATGATACTACCACTTATTATCCTTATCCTACAGGAACTGTTTCTCAATATATAGATGGTACAGGAGCATTCCAAACTTTCCCAACAATAACTAGTGGAACAGTAACATCTGTAGCTGCTTTAACAATAGGAACTGCAGGAACAGATTTAACATCCACTGTAGCAAACCCAACTACAACACCTGTAATTACACTGAATGTACCAGATGCAAGTGCAACAGCAAGAGGAGCTCTTACTTCTACTGATTGGAATATATTTAATAATAAACAAAATGCTTTAGGATTCACCCCTGAAGATGTTGCTAATAAGCAAACAGACTTAACGGCTTCTGCTACAAAATATCCTACTGTTGATGCAGTTAATACGGGTTTAGGAACTAAACAAAATCAATTAAACGGAACAGGTTTTGTAAAAGCATCAGGAACAACAATAAGCTATGACAACAGCACCTATCTAACGTCTTCAACAGTTATTACCAATGTTGAAAAAAATGCTTATGAATATAGAGCTTTAAATACAACAGGAGGTAATGTTACTGTTATAGGACAACCAACAGCAGGTATTGTTACAAGTGGACAAGGTGCTGCAAGTGGTGGTTCAGGTATATTTGCATCACAAAATAGAATAGATTATGTAACAAGTACAGTGGCAGGGAGTCTTGCTTTCTTCAGAACAACATTTGGTTCTTGGGGAGGTATGAGTTCAGGAAAAGTGTGTGAGTGGTTATTTGGTACTGCTGATGCAGCTACAGTTGCAGGAGCAAGAACTTTTGTTGGATTTACAGCAAGTTTTGCAACCCCTAATAATGTTGAGCCAACAACATTAGTGAATTGTGTTGGACTTGCACGTTTATCAACTTCAAACAATTGGCATATCATTCATAATGATGCGTCAGGTGTAGCTACATCAATTGATCTTGGAAGTGGTTATCCATCAAACACATTAGGTGTTGATTTAATATATCTAAGACTTACATTCAACACTAATGGTACAGTTTCATATTTTGTAGCAAATAAAACAACAAACATATCTACATCAGGAACATTGTCAACAAATTTACCTGCTGTTGGATTGTATGAAACAATTTGGACAACTAATAATGCAACTGCATTAGCCGCAAGACTTGGATTTTGTTATAGAACATTTAATAATCCTTAATAAGTATGAAATACTTTTATACTAAATACGGAACAATAGTTGATGAGAATATGACTCCTATTCCTATGGTTGAAGGTAATCCAATCTATGAGGCGTATTTATTGTTCTTGCAAGCGGATGGAACTATTGAGCAAACTGATTATGTGACTAATGAAGAGCTTGAAGAGTTAAGAAGAACATCAATTCCTCAGACAGCAAGTAAGATGCGTTTCTTTTTAGCGTTGTTTAACATAGGAATTACAAGAGCGATGGTTTATGATGTTATCAATCAGATAACTGATGAAAACCTCAAGGAGATTGTGCTTATAAAGTTTGACCTATCTCAGGAGTTTGATAGAGGAGATGAACATGTAAACATGTTAGCTGGAATTTTTGGAATAACACAAACACAATTAGATGATTTATTTATTCAATCTAATACATAATATTAAAAAAAATATATTTACATTTGTAAAACCTTAAATATTAAAAATCATGGCAATACCATCAAGACAGATAGGCTGGGGTACTACAGACAACCTATTGTGGCAAATATCTAAACAATTAGAGTTACTTATTAAAGTGACTGCTGCTGGTAATACGTACACTACAACTAGTACAACTACTATAGCACCTACCACAACTACAACTACAACATAATATGGCTATACCAAGTAGACAAATAGGTGGAAGTACAACAACCAATCTTCTTTGGCAGATCTCTAAGCAATTAGAAGAACTAATCTGTGTTAGAAGTGGTGGCTGTGGCACAACAACAACCACTACAACAGTGGCACCAACAACAACCACTACCACTACATTAGATTGTAATTGTTATACACTAATAAATAATACAAATAATTCTTCATCATATGACTATATAGATTGTTCAGGCAGTGAAATAAATAATGTTCCAATAGCAAGTGGAGAAACTATAAATTTATGTGCTTCTCGTGACTCAATCTCATGTGTAGATGTAATTTTAATATTAGATCAAGGTGTGTGTGGAGAGGTTTGTAATTATTCTTGTAATATTTATAAAGTTGAACCTCCTGAAGATGGTCCTGAAGCTGAATGGAATTATTCATATGTAGATTGTGAAGGAATATTTGTACAAGGTGTAATAGGGACTGGTGATCGATCGCTAACAGATTGTATGGTTGTAGGATCATTAACTTATTTCCCAGAAGGATTAATTGTAACAAATCTAGGAGAGTGTTTAGTTAATGCCACAAATATATTTGTTAATTGTCCAGAAGCATGTAATCCTGGGCCTAGTTGTCTGCAACCATATGATTATTACAATGTTTGGATACCACTATCATGCGCAGAATTTTGGCCAACTATTGGATGTGAAGTGTGGTTGGATGAATTCAAAACAACAGCATTCCCTGATGGAAATTATAACAATGGAGAGGGCGAATGTATAACAATAACAGGTGGCGTAGTAACAGCTATTCCTTAATATAAAAAAACAAAAAATAAAACCAACTACATTATGAAAGAATTAAAATTTGTACAATGTTGCCCTAGCGATATTTATTATACATGGCAAGTGAATCTATGGATGGAAAGTCTTAAAGAAATAGGACATTCTGACAAAGCAATCAACCTTATATTCACTCCTAAAGGAAGAGAGAATAAAGAGAAGTGGAAACAGATACAAGAGTTGTATCCAGAAGCTGAGTTTCACTTCTATGAAGATGAAGACAACTTGAATCGATTAATTGGAATATATATTCCTGTATTAAGACCATATGTTCTTTGGAAACATTTTAAGAAACATCCAGAACTAAGTGATTGCGCTATATTCTATTGTGATTCAGATATTCTTTTTATGAAAGATTTCAATGTGGATCAGTTCTTAGAGGATGATATAAACTACTTATCAGATACAAACAGTTACATTAACGCTAAGTATTTTGATAGCAAGATCAATCAAGTGTTACCAGAGAAACTGGAAGAATATAAAACAAGAGATGTTCTTGCTGAAATAGCAAGTGTTGTTGGAATAAGCAGAGAAATAGCAGAAGCTAACAATGATCATTCAGGAGGAGCTCAATATCTATTAAAGAATGTAGATGCTGACTTCTGGAGTAAGGTGATGAATGATTGTATTCTTATAAGAACCTATTTACAGACAGTGAATAGAGAATTCTTTAAAGATGAGAACACAGGGTTCCAAAGTTGGTGTGCAGATATGTGGGCTGTTCTTTGGAACATATGGTTAAGAGAAAAAGAAACAAGAGTGGTTCCTGAACTAGCATT